AGTTAATATTGCCGTTGGCATCTTCATACATATAACCAAGGGCCGAGCTAGCAATTTGATTAATAATTGGGTAAATGATGCTATCGGTAATCTGACGGCTGACCATCGTATATTCGCCAGCATCAATTGTTCCAAAGCCAATATTGCCAGCTTGCGCCCAAGTTTCTGTAGCATTGTAAGTTGCCCAAGTTTCCGCTGGTGGCAATTCATTCCAACTAGATAGCAATAGTTCATCTAGTAAATCCGTAATCTGCGCGCCGTCTAAACCTTCGGCTAAATTGCCGTTAAATATTGCTCTCTGCGTTCTAGCCAAAGCTCCAATCGCAGTAATTCTTAGGCTAGTAATTACCGCGCTAGATCCTGCGCTTCTGACTATTTGCCTTAAGTCTGAAATGCGACCGCCAAAGATAGAAACATAAGCGCCAGTCGTATCTTTGACTTCGATAGTTACTGCGGTGTTAATACTAAAATCATAATTAGTGCCATCAGTATTTATTACTTCTAGCGAGCAATAACCTGCTGGGGTAGGTGAGTTAATATCCTGACGGCCAGAGGTAATAGTTAGGTTGCTTAAAGTAACCGAGGTTAATTCGCTGCCATTGACTAGAATCTTCCAATCGGGAGTCCAAAGCGTCATAGGATTTGAGCCGAAGTCCTTAGATCGCCAGCGCCAGTAGTTCCGCGATTAGTAGAATTGTTTAGCGCCAAGATGACTGCTCTAGTAAAACCTTCTTCATCAATAGCGGATGGAGCATTAACATTGATAGTAACACCAGCGTTATTGGCCGCAACTGTTCCAGCAACATTAAAGCCAGAAGGGATGGCATTACCGCTTGGAACTACACTTGATGGAGTCGTTCTTGGTGTTGTGCTTGTAATAGGGGATGGTGCTGAAACTCTAGGAACTGTAGGAATAGACGCGCTGCTAGGTGTTGATGAAATTCCGAATGGCAATGAAGCAGATGATACTGTGTTAGAACCAGTTGAAGTTGATGCGCTGAAATTAACTTTTTGAATGGTAGCAATATCAGGGCCTGATTTAATTAAATTTAATCCGCGAATAACGGCATTTATGCCAGTTATTGCTGCGTTTATAATAGGTTCAAGGGCGTTTAACGCGAAGGCTACTGCGCTGACAATTCCAGAAGCAACTTTGCCAATAATTTTAATAGTATCTGCAAAACCACCAGCTAAGAATGGAACTAAAGTCTCTTTGGCAAAATTGTATAATCCCCTAAAAGTGTCCTCATTTTCTTTGACCGATTTAATAACTGGATCGATAGCATTTTTCTTGAAGCGCTCAAAAGCTGGGATGGCAGTATCTGTTATGAAAGTCAGCAGCTTCTCAATGATAGGCAATAAAGCTGTTCCGACACTTTCCTTCGCTTCATCAAATGTGACTTTTAATCTTGCAATTCTGCCCTCAAAAGTATTAGCTTGGACTGTAGCTGCGCCACCAAAGGTATCGGCTAATTGTTTAACTGTTCCTTCTAATCCTAGGGTCTTTATTTCGGCAGCAGATAAACCAACGCCTAAACGAGTAAGAGCGCCAGTATTGCCTTCATAAGCTTTACCTAAAGCATTCGATACTGCCTCAACACTTTTACCAGTAGCAGCTGAAATATCTAAAGCTAGGTTCAATAAATCTTGAGACTCGGTTACTGATCCTGTAGCAGTTGCTAGGCGCTGAAGCGCTGGACGCAATTGGTCATCAGCAACGCCAGTAGCCAAAGAAGTTTTGAGAATCTGCTCCTCTACTGCTGCAATCTGAGCCTCGGTCGCACCAGTTACATTCTGTAAGGCATTTGCTAAGCGCTTTTGGGCAGCCTCATCTTCAATTGCTGCCTTGACGCCATCAACGGCTAACTTGACTGCATAGGCCGCTGCCGCTGCTGCTGCTGCTGCAAAGGCTGCTGCTGCGACTTTACCAAATTTCTCTAACTTACTGCCAAAGCCTTCAACCTCTTTAGAGCCAGTATCAAGATTTTTCTTAAGATCAGCGACATCGGCAAGAATCGAGAGTTTAAGTGTTCTACTGCCAGCCATTACTTATCCCATTCTTTCAATATCTTGGAAAATGCTTCTTGCCATTTCTTAATCAATTCAGGCTGAATCTTACGAAGGGTTGGGTAGATAAAGTAGCCAGCGTTTCCGCGACCTTTGCTCGGTGTTCTTCTGGGGAACTGACGCAAGCGATTACTTCCAAATTCATAACCCGCCCAGAGTTTTTGTGTGCTACCGCCACCAGAAAAGCGCTGACTTGCAAAGCCGTAAGAGAACTCTCCGATTTTGGAACTGGCCGAGACTTTAACGCCAGTTGCAATTCTTCTAACTGCTTCTTGACCAAAAGTCCTTGTGAGCGCATAGGCTTTGATTTCATTTGCTGCGTAAGTAGCCAGCGCGCTAGATTCGCGTTTAGCTTGGCTAACGGCTTCGTCATCCATCGCTTTAAATGCGGAAATGATTGAGCGGAGCTCGCGCTTGTCATAGCTGATTGGTAACTCATCTGCCACCGCTACGCTCCTTTAATATATCTATTGCAGTCATTACTTGGTCTATATCTGTCCAGTAAGGCATCGGAATCCCAGTTGCGATAGCAATCTCGATGATTAGTCGGTTGATGCTTCCGGGCTCGTAACTTTTGGGCTTTCATCTCCAATCGTCATTTCCTCAACTGTCAGCTCCCAAATCTCTTGGGACTTGGTTGGCTTCCCTGCTGCTTCGCGCTTATACGCAAAATAGGCAAGGTCTAAGAAGTCCGCTTGCTGGTAGGCCGATATATCTTTCATCGAATAAATCGACTTACCAGTTTTGCGTTCCCACTTAGCCCATTCTGGCAATCCAGCTTGGTAAGTAGCTGATTCGCCTGAGCTGTATTTAATTGTGATTGAAATTTTCATAGCTCCCGATGCTCCGATCTCTTAGCTGAAGTTTTCGCTTGGGGTTCCAACGACTGTCATTGTCCAAGTGTCAGTTAGCGCTCCTGGTGCTGCGCCACCTGCTGCTGGGAAGATTGGCAATACGCTGAAAGTAAATACTGCGCCAGTTATAGCCGTGAAAGCGACTGTGAGTGTTGTGTTAGGTGCCGTTTCAGCATCTGTCCACATTGCTTCGAATAGAGAGCTTGCAACTCCCCAATCCTGAAGTAACTCAATTGTGAATGTCCATTGCTTATCAACGGACTTATAGGCGCGACCATCAAGAGTTTGATAGGTCTCGATGATTGTGTCGCAGCTTAAAACTGCGCTGGTTGCCTGGGCGTCATAAGCAGCGCTATCGAGTGTGAAGGTCACATCGCGCCCAGTTATTACTGTTGTTGGCATTTGGGTCTCCTATGCGGTTTGCTCGTAGCGGACGCTCAAGCGGATATCTGAAACTAGCAGGGTAGTAGTTCCAACTTCGGTTACCGAAGGTCTTTCGACTATTGATAACTCATACTTGGAAGCATTTAACGCTCCAAGAATACTAATAACCATTTGCTCTAAGTTATCTAAAGCAGCGGCATTGCTGAAATACGCAACGCAAGCGGTAATGGTGTAATTTAATTTAACTCTTGTTGTAGCTTTGCCCAAAACTTCAAGCTCCATATAGGGAGAGTCTGGAATGACGATAATTGCTGGAACTATTGGTGCTTCTGGAACTGAATCATAAATATTAGCGGTGCATCCTGCTAAAGCGGTTTTAAGCGCTCCTCTAACATCTGTGGCGATTGTGCTGGCTGGCATTAGCCCACCATTGTCTCAACATCAAGATAAGGCCCTAGAAGGCCAGTTACCTTGGCAAGTAAATTCTTAGATAGGCGGTAAGGGGTTACTGCAAAATCTACGCCTTCGATTGATCCACCAGCGGCGGTTCTGGACTGGAAGATTTCAACGGAGATAGCCAGAATAGCAGCTTCAGCATTGGGGTTTCCGACATAGGTCGATAATCCAGATAGCGCAGCGTTTCCTGCTGGGATGATATTTTTTTCCAATATGTCTGCATTGGTGATTGCGACTGTAAATACATAATCTGAAATTTCGTCATCGGTTACTGTGTGAGTGCCATTGAAAGGAGCTCCGCAGCCAGTAATAATTACGGATTGGCCTTCTGTGAATTCTTGAATTGTTGCAGTTTCAAAATAAGCAACATTATTTTCTAGCTTTACTTTGTTAATCTTGCTTTGGAAAGTAACTAGCATTGGGAGAACTAGATTCTCCGAGGCATCTACTATGTCGCCTAGATAAGCGTCTGAATATAGGGATGACGAAACGCCAAGTATTGTCCTAAGCTCTGTGGCCGTAACTATCGTTGGCATTTCGTCATCCTTTCAAGCAGTTAGGTGAGGGGCCAGCTCGGGAGCGGACTGGCCCTCACTTTTTTTAATTAACTACGCAACCATCCAACGATAAGCGCCAGCGCCTACCTTTGTTGCTAGTGCGCCATAACCATAGTAAGCAACCTTGATTTGACCAGTTGCTACCTGTGCAGTCTCCAAGCGGAAACGGCTTGACTCATACCAAGTATAAGCCTCTGGATTGATGATAATGATTGTGTTATCGCCAACACCTGAGCCAGTTGTTAGATTGCGATCTACGCGGAAGTTCAAGCCAAGTAGATTTCCAGTTGCAGAACCTGCACCGAGATTTCCACCCTGATTCATATTGCCAATCAAGTTCTGGTAAATCGGACGGCCAGCATCGGCTAGATTCTGGATTGCGCCCCATTGCTGAGGAGAAGCAATAATGTTTTGTGCGAATCCGAGAGTGTTGGAATAGATTGAAACTCCAGCATCGGATACGAAGTCAAGAAGTCCAGCTGCATCAAGAGTGCGGTTTCCGCCATCTGTTCCACCAGCAATTAAGCCAGTTACAACTGCTACATCTGTTGCCTTTGCATAGGCATATTCCATTTGACGGACTAACTCATCAAAGAACGCAGGAGAACTTCTGTCAAG